GCGCTTGGGTACATACATCTGAATTTGAACCTAAACAACCTCAATTAAAACCACATCCAGTAGGAGCTGATCCACAAGGATTACAACATGCAAGACCTGCAAGAGTAGAATTTGCAGTGCAAGATATTTTACCTGACAATCCATTTACAACAAATTCCAATACAACTTTAAATGTTTCTTTTCCTTCTAATCAAATAAATGAAGGAGAAACTCATGTAAGATTTCAAGCAGTTAAGTCAACAGTTGGTGGTGTTGCTATATCTACTCTAGAATTAGAAACTACTTTAAATGGTGCTATTAATGATACTGTTAATACAGTTATTTTAAATGATGCTTCAGAATTTCCAACATCAGGATATATTGTTATTGAAAAAATAAATGCAACTAGTGGCGCTTATGAAAACGAAACTATTCAATACGCAGGTAAAGCTGGAAATAATTTAACAGGATGCACACGTGGGACATCAGCACCATATAGAGGAAAAGTATTAGCTAATACTCCTGCTAAATCTCACGATAATGGAGCTAAAGTATTTGGATCTCGTTTAGCAACAGCGATTGGAACGACAGAACAAACAGGAGCTCAACCTGCTACAAGAACAATTTATAATTCTCTTACTGTTCCTTTAGTAAGTGCAGCAGCTAGTTCAGAAACAGGAGGCGGTTTTCAGTGTACAATTGGACCCGTTAATGATAGAGGTTAATTATGGCTGGATACACTTACGCAGAATTAACTGATGATATTAGAAATTACACAGAAGTAGATGCTAATGTATTTACAGCAGCTGTTATTAATAGATTTATAGAAAACGCAGAATTTAGAATTAATTTAGATTGTCCTATGGACTCTGACAGGATTCAAGCACAAGCACAATTTGTTGCAAATTTTAATACAATTACAATGCCTAAAAAAACATTATTTGTTAGAGGTATACAAGTATTTAATTCAACAACAGCTATTACAGAACAAGGTGTGTGGTTAGAAAGACGTGACCAAACCTTTATATCGGAATATGTAGGTGAAGCAACCGGACCAGAAGGAGGACAGACTGGTCAAGATGTAAAAGGTTTACCTAAATATTATGCTATGTTTGGGGGTGCTACAACAGGAGCAAACACTACTACATCAGGTGCTGTTTATATAGGTCCTACTCCAGATCAAAACTATCAATATATTATTCATTATAATGCTATGCCAAACGGTTTAGAGACCGATACAGGAGGAACTTACATAAGTAATTACTTTCCTCAAGGACTCTTATATGCATGTTTAGTGGAGGCATTTATGTTTTTAAAAGGTCCACAAGATATGTTGACACTATATGAAAATAAGTATAAAACTTCTTTACAATCGTTTGCAGCGATGCAGATTGGAAGAAGAAGAAGAGACGATTACACGGATGGAACAATAAGAATACCAATCGAGTCAGCGCCTCAGTAATTAGGAGAAAAAAATTATGACAATAACATCGGCAATAGCAAACTCATGCAAAGTAGAGATCCTACAAGGCGGACACAATTTTAATGACGCAAGTGGAGCACCAACAGGTAACACATTTAAAATTGCATTATATTCTAGTGACTCAGCAACATTAAGTAAATCAACTACAGCATATACTGCACCCGCAGATGCAACGGCTGATCCAACAAACACTTATGAAGTAACCACAACATCTTCTGGATACACAGGCGGTGGAAATACTTTAGTAGCATCAGCAGATCCAGTTTTATCTGGCGATACAGCATGTGTTAAATTTAATACTACTACGTGGGGATCATCAGCTTCATTTACAGCAAGAGGATGTTTGATTTATAATACAACTTCAATAACAGGTTTCACTGCTAACAGAGCAGTATGTGCAATTAATTTTGGTGCAGATAAAACTGTAACAACTGGAACTTTTACAATTCAATTCCCAGCTCAAACAGCAGGTAACGCAATCGTTCAGATAGCATAGGGAGTAAGTCCTTATGTCGGCAATCCGAACATTTACAGTCACAGTAGCCAACCCAGGCTCTGGTAATAGATATTATATAGATGGTGTTTTACAGGAAACGGTAAACCTTGCAGAAGGTTATACTTATGTATTTAATTATCCTGCTGGTCATCCTTTTAAATTTTCGACTACTTCAGATGGAACACATTCAGGCGGAGTAGAGTATACGACAGGAGTAACACATAACAGTTCTACTAAAGTTACAATAGTTGTAGCAGATAGCGCACCACAACTTTATTATTATTGTTCTCTTCACCCATACATGGGTGGCCAAGCAAATACAGTATCTTCTGATTCTTGGGGTATGTTAAATTATGGGCATAATACTTGGGGCAGTCAAGATGACGTAGTAACTACTCTTACAGGATTATCAGCAACAACTGCCGTAGGAACACCAACAGCGTTTCATGAAACAGGTTGGGGTGCTGACACATGGGGATTTGAAGGTTGGGGTGGAGCAAATACCATAATAACTTTACCTGGTTTAACCGCGACTACAGCCGTAGGAGATTTAACTGCTGTAATAAGACCAGGTTGGGGTACGTTAAACTGGGGTGAAAATAGTTGGGGTGATGTTGAAGGAACAGAATTTACTTTAAATGGTTTAAGTTTAACAACAAATGTTGGAGAGCTTGCACCAGAAGATGTTGTAGGTTTAACAGGTTTAACAGCTACTACTACATTAAATTCTTTATCATCCATTACAACAGATGCTACATTTACGTTGTCTGGTTTAAGCGCAACTTCTACTGAAGGACTACTTACAACTGATGATCATTCAGTAGGTTTAGTAGGACTATCAGCAACAACTGCTGTTGGAACTATTATTCCAGATAATGTAATGGGCTTAACTGCATTAACTGCTCTTCAAACTAACGTAGGATCGTTTACCATATCTTCAGATCCAGTTACGGCTTTAACAGGAATAAGTGCTTCCACTACTTTAGGAACTGTTACTTCTTCACCGGTTACTATGGTAACCCTTACAGGTCAGTCTTTAACCTCTGCACTAGGCACAGTAACTACGATACAGGAAACTAATGCCTCTTTAGTAGGTCTAGGATTATCTGCTACAATAACATTAAATAATGTAGGAATATCATTTCCAGGTACATACGGAAGAATTATACCTAAAACAAGCACAGGGTATACTAAGATAAATCCAGCATAATTATGTTTGACTTAAAACTATATAACAAGTATAAATACAACAATTAGGAGATTAATAAATGACATCAGCATACACACCTCTTGGCGTAGAGTTAATGGTAACCGGCGAAAACGCTGGTACTTGGGGAACAAAAACAAATACAAATTTAAGTATCATTGAGCAGATCTCTGGTGGATATATATCACAAGCTATTGCAGGATCAGGAACTACAGGATTTTCTAAAACTGATGGTGGAACAGGATCAGTTGTTGCAACAAGAGTTATAGAATTTACAGGTGCTCTTACAGGATCAAGAATTGTTACATTTCCAGTTTTAACAGAAAATTTTTATTTAATTAAAAACACGACTACAAACGCAGAAACATTACAACTTAAAGCAGCTTCAGGTTCAGGTGCAACAGTTACTTGGGCAACAGATGATAAAGGTTGGAAACTAGTTTATTTTGATGGTGTATCAACTAACACTGGTGTTTATGATGTAGGTTTTGGCGATGGTGATGTAACTCTTACGGGAACACAAACTTTAACAAACAAAACTTTAACTAGCCCTAAAATTGGTACTAATATTTTAGATACAGGCGGAAACGAATTAATTAATATTACTGCAACAGGTTCAGCAGTTAATGAATTTACAATTGCAAATGCTGCAACAGGTAATGCACCAACTCTTTCAGCAACGGGAGAAACTAATGTTGGTATAAATATTAAACCAAAAGGAACTGGAGAAACAGTTTTTGGAACAGGTGCTGCCGCAGCGACACTTACTACAAGTGGTGCTCATGACCTTGTCTTAGACACTAATTCTGGAACAAATTCTGGAAGTATTACTATTACAGATGCAGCTGATGGTGCTATTAGTTTAACACCAAACGGACTTGGAAGAGTAACTCTTGGTGCTGGTTCTATTCAAAACTTAGTTGAAAAAGCTACGGTATCAGCTACAGCAGCTACAGGAACAATTAACTACGATGTTATAACACAAGCAGTTTTATACTACACATCTGCAGCAGCAGGTAACTTTACTCTTAACATAAGAGGAGATGGTTCAAATGCATTAAACGCAATTATGGCTACAGGTCAGTCAATTAGTATTGTTTTTGCTGTAACATGCACAGGAACACCTTATTACAATTCTGCAGTAACCATTGATGGCGGTGCTATCACTCCTGAATGGCAAGGCGGAGCTGCTCCAACAGCAGGAAATGCTAACTCTGTAGATATATATACATATACAATATTTAAAACTGGAGATGCTACATTTACAGCGTTTGCATCGCAAACACAGTTTGCGTAATAAATTAGGAGGAGAAAGATAATGCCAATATTAGGATCAAGAGGGGCAGCGTCAGTAAAAGCTTTTGGTTTCACAGGCGGACCTGCAAAAGGTTTAATTAACGCTACAGGTGGAACTATTACTTGTGATGGTGATTATAGAATTCACACATTTACAGGGCCAGGAACTTTTTGTGTAGCCTGTATCTGTGCGTGTGTACCTGCTCCAACAAGAAAAGTTGATTATTTAATTTTAGGCGGTGGTGGCGCCGGAGGCCAAACAGGTAGATCTGGTGGCGGCGGAGCTGGAGGTTTTAGAGAATCTCACGAAGTTCCAATCTCTGGATCATACACAGCAAGTCCGGTAGCAACATCTAATTCTCAAACAATCGCAGCAGGAGGATATCCTATTGCAGTCGGTTCAGGTGGATCACCTGCTAACCCACCAACAGTTGCTCCAAACACAACAGCGTTTGGAATTTCTACAACTGGAGGAGGACAAGGAGCTCAAGAATGGAATCCAGGACAACGTCCAGGAGGAACAGGTGGATCTGGAGGCGGCGGTGGAAACGAAGCCGGTTCAGCGTCAAACTCTGCTGGAAGTGGTAATGCTGGAGGATATTCTCCACCTGAAGGAAATCCAGGCGGTGGTGGAAGTGGAAGTCCCGGGGGACCGTGGTACGGAGCTGGAGGCGGAGGCGGCGGTGCTGCAACGTCAGGTTCTGGAGCACCCTCTTCTTTTAAAGGTGGTAATGGTGGTGTAGGTCACGGAACAGCAATTAGTCCCGAAGACGGAACACCAGGACCCGATGGAGCATTAAGATATTTTTCCGGTGGCGGTGGTGGTAAATCACAAGCTGCTTGTGTACCTACTCCTATACGAGGAACAGGAGGATACGGAGGTGGCGGAGGCCAACCTGGTTCTCAAGTTTGTGGTATGAGTCCAGTATGTGTCGCTGTACCTGTAGGTGAAGATGGAACAGGTGGCGGAGCAGCATTTGGAACAGGCGCTGCAGGCGCTGTAATTATAAGGTATAAATTTAAATAATGGCTAACTTTGCAAAAATAGATGACAACAACGTTGTTCTTACTGTATTACATGTAGACGATAAAGACTGTCTAGATGAAAATGGAAATGAATCTGAAGCAGTGGGTCAAGCTTATTTAGAAAAGCATAATAATTGGCCAGCTAATAAATGGATTCAAACTTCAAGAAATACTATTCATGGAGTACATGCATTAGGCGGAACTCCTTTTAGAGGACACTTTGCTGGAATAGGTTTTACATGGGATTTAGAAAACCAACAATTTTTTCCACCCAAACCAAATTATCCATCTTGGATAAAAAATTTAACTATATCAGATTGGGAATCTCCAGCTGGACCTAAGCCAGAACAAACTGAAGCTATGGATACAGACAATACACAATGGGTTTGGAGTGAAGAAAACCAAGCTTGGGAAGTTGTAGATAGCTCTACTCTTTAATAACAAACATCACCAGCATTAACATACGTCAAAGTCTGAATATAATTTAGATGAGAATTATTTTTGTTTTCAATATAATATGATAGCGTAGCTGGAAACATAACAAATTTATTTGTTTTTAAATCTACCGTCCAGGTTTTATTTTTTTTTCTATTATCATCGTATGTAATAATTATTTTACAACTACCTGGATCTATTTCTACTCCATACAAACACACCCAATCAGGAGAAGCTTTAAGATTAAAAGGATTTACTTCAAGTATAGGTTTTGATATTTCATTTCTTTCATAATATTTAGCATAAGGATGATGTCCATCTCCTCTAGTAATAAGATAGTTATGGTCAACATGCATATATTCTCTTATAAAAGTTTCAAGTCTATCTCTTGTTTTATAAAATTTATCCTGAACATCTTCATAGTAATGTGAAATAGTTATGTGTTTAACCATTTCATCTTTTTCAATATGCCATTCTTTAGGCATATTTACATCACCTACAAATAAAGGGGTATCTGTTAATATGTGTTTTTTAATCATCTTTCATCACAATCTTTTCTTCATCTACAAAATATATAGCATCTAACGAACTATTTTTCAATGTCAGTAATGCATCTTCTTGAGTCTGAACTAAGGCTTCTCCTGCTAAATTAAAACTGGTGTTTAATAATACCGGACATTTTGTATCCACATAAAATTGTTTTAATAATTTATATAAAAAACCTTCAGAAACTGTTTGTACTCTGCATGTATTATCTACATGCACAACTCCAGGAATTTTAATTTTAGGTAAAACATTAAAATTTATTGTCATGTAAGGACTTTCTTTTAGGTCTAAAGTTTCAAAATATTTTTTAAATTCAGTTTTTAAAACAACTCCTGCAAAAGGTCTGTACCATTCTCTTTTTTTAATATTGTTAACAATTTGTTTAGCATCAGAGTGTCTTGGATCAAATAATATACTTCTATGTCCCAATGCTCTAGGTCCTGCTTCAGGGTTTCCTTCAAATATTGCTACACTTTTTTTATCTGCTAGTAGTTTAGATATTTCTTTTATATTAGATTTTTTACCTATCTTTAATTTTTCTTTTTTATAGTAGTGGTAAAAATTATCTGTACATGGATGTACAAGTTTTTTAGTCTCTTCTTTATATTTCAACATTGCGGCCCCTATAGGTACACCTGTATCATCTGCAACTGGTTCAAAATAAAAATTAACATTTGGTAAGTTTTTTAAATAAAAATTATTAGCTACTACATTTAAAGCGTAACCTCCCACCATACAAACATTTTTAATACCTGTGTTTTTTACATATTTTTTTATTAAACGTAAAGATTGTTCCTGTGTTTCTGTTTGTACTAACCTAGCTTTATCTGCATAAAAATTATAATTAGTTTTATTAATGTCTTTGGTTATAGAGTTTTCACAATTATAAAAACACACACTATCATCTTTTAAAAAACTAAATTTATTTGAATCAGGTATGTTGTTTACAAAAAGTTTTTCATTATTAAGTTTTTTTCCATAGGAAGCAAGTCCCATTGTTTTGCCGTTTTCTAAAACATGTTGACCAATTAAAGTAGTAGCAGCTTCGTACACTCTAGTAATACCTAATGAATTATTAGAAGAAATATCGCAGTCAGGATAATATTGTTTTAATGAATTTAAAATATTATATTTTTGAGATTCTTTATTTAATTCTAACCAAAAGTTTTTTGAAATACATTCAAGTTTATTTTTATTTGCTACAAAAACACTTTCACTTTCTCTAGCCACAGATTGTCCATCTTTAAAAAAAATGCTTCCATTTCTATCTATTACAAAAACTAAAGTTTTTTTAAATTTACTATTATGATAAGCTAAACTAGCATGACATTTGTGATGTAACAAAGAAGAATAATTTTCCATTTCTATATTAAATTTTTTATTAACATAGTTTCTCCACACATGTTCTATGTCTGGCTCACAGTTAGAGGGAGTTAAATAAAGCACATGATCTACTTTACCTAACTTTAAATTTTCATATAGCTCCATGGATTTAAAAGGATGTTTGTCTCTTTTCTTACGAGTCAATCTTTCTTCTTTACAAAAAAATTCTATCTTACCATTTAACAAACTACATACTGCACTATCGTGTGCAATATTAAATGCTAGAATTCTCATTACCAATTTTTTTTATTTTTAAACCAGAACGGTAGACCAACGTGAGGTCTTTTATCAAACATGTTGTCCTTAGCACCTTTACGTTTTGCATTATTATAGTGAAAGAAAATTTGAACACAGTCTTCTTTTCCTTTGAAGGGTTCTCTCCAATGTTCTAAATCTTCTCCTTTGTAAACCAACATATCTCCAACTTTTAAATTTATTTTTTTTCCTTTCATTCCTTCTTTTCCAGAAGGTTCAATATAAATAGGCCAAGGGTCACCCCCTAAGTAAAGTGTTGTAGATATCTCACAACTAAATCTGTCTTTGTGTCTTTTAAGAATATCTCCTGTTTTATAAGATCTTAGAAAAGTGTAGTTTGGATATAGTTTTAAACCCGTAGCTTTTTCCATAAGAGGTTGAAGCTTTAACATTAAAGTTTCCATAGGAATATCTGCATAAGCAACAAAAGTGTTTGGAACTTGTTTGTCTCCCCATCTTCCAAATGCTGTTTCCATGGGAGATATGTATTGACGATTTCGCATAGTTGTAAAACATTGTTTTTTTACTACGACATAGTTATATAAAAATAAAGCTAGTTCCTTAGAAACAGCTTTTTTAATAACAATGTATTTGTCTTTTTTAAAACTCATGAAAAATACCTAACAGGATGTTTTAATTTAATATTTGCTGCCATACTTATTCTTGTACCTTTACTTTTAAAAGAGTTTACTACATGACGAAGATTAGCTGGGAATATATACATATCCCCTTCTACTGGTTTTGCTTCTACATCTGTTATACAATGTGGTCTGTCTTCTCCGTAAATAAATTTAATACCACCGGGTCCGGCTGTGTCTCGACCTACGTAATCATCACTTTCTTTTTTTAAAGAATCAGGAATTTGTAAATATAGTACACAAGAAAAATCACCATCATGTGTATGTGGTGGATTAGAATCACCTGCTTTCATAATATTTACCCAACAGTACTCAACAATGTAATCTTTACTTGGCAAGGTTGTGTTATAGTAATGTTCATAAAAATTAAAATAACTGTTAAATTGTTTTTCAACATTTTTTTTAAATTCTTTTATATCATAAGAATAAGTTTCATTAATATGAGAAGCTAAATGTTTATTGTAATTATATTCTTTTTTAATTTTTTTAAGCATGTCTTTATACTTATCTACTTTTGTTTTAAATAGTAGTGGACCAAAATAAAAAAACCTATTTTGTTGTTCACTAGACATGTTCCTGCTTTCTAACTGCCTGAAGATTAAAGTGTATAAATCTAAAAGGATCAATACCCAGATCTACTGAAAACTCATGTTCAAGATAAGCCGGAAAAAGTATAAGGGTTCCAGGTTTTGGTCTATAGTGAATAGATCCGCTACCCATTGAAACTTCGTTAGGATTTTTTAATGGTAACATTGACATCGTTTTAGCAACTCTAGGATCTTTAAGTATTGGATGAGAAGTATGCTCAGAGCTTTTTAAAAAATAGAAACCACTAATATGGTTATCATAATGTATATGAGCGTTATGATATCCCGCACCTTTTTTTGAAAATTCTTGTACCCACATTTCAGTCCACGTCATGTCATAAGTAGTCATGTCATAACCTAAGTGATCCATTATTTCTAATGATCTTCTTTCAACATATCCTTGAATGTCAGCAAATGCAGGAAGACCAACTAAAGGCCCGGAGTGATGAGTCATGCCTAGATCTCCAATTTTTTTACCAAGAGCTTTATCTCTCTCTTTACTTAATATTTTATTTTTTCCTTTTGCATATTTTATATGCGGTTCTGACGCTTCATTTAATTTGTCTAATAATTCTGGTAACTGAGTTACATAGACTGGTGTTTGAAAGTATGTTTCAAAATGTATATTTTCGTTCATCTAAATGGACCTCCTAAATTCCATATTACTAATGAGTATCTTGTACCCTTAGTTACTGGTTTTACTCTATGCCAAAGAAAACTTGGAAATATAATAATTGTTCCTTTAGGAACATCGGATAAAGTAATTATATTTTTTTTATTTGTATTAGTCGGGTTAGCTATGTTTATTTCTAATTCTCCTCCTTGGTAATCTTCGGGATTAGATAAAGAACAAGTTACAGATAACTTTCTTATTTTGTTATGTTTTTCTAATTCGTTTGGAGCTTTATAAGGTTTTTTCCAAGAATCTACATGCCAAGTATAGTGTTGATTAAGTTGATATTTAGTAAACTGACAAGCCTCGCTATAGTCCCATTCAAAATTCCAATTAGCATCTTTGTTAGCTTGGTTTATATAGGGGTGTATTTCTCTGTATATCCAAGAACCATCCATCCATATAATATTAGAATCTCGTGTTTTTTTTAAATCTTTTATAGCCTTAATATTTGTAGAATGAGGTTTATGATTACCCGTCCAACCTAATAGCTCTTCTTTAGTTTTAGAATGTTCAATTAAATCATCACAAAACTTAGGTGTTAAGACCGATTTAAATACCCAACAATAGTTTTCTAGTTCCATGTCTCTTTCATTTTTTTAGTTTTATTATCACAAAAATAATATATATTCAAGATCTAGAATGACCATATTAGAAAGATTTGAAAGGTATTTAACTAACGTAGAGCGACCCACTAAACAAAGCTCTTGGAATATTGCAGGTATTCTAAAAGATAAAAATGCTTTTTTTAAATTTGATGTTAGGGATCTTACTAAAGCTTCTAATAATAGAGGTTTTAAAAAAGGAAGTTTAAAAAGTAAAGCTGACAAAATGGTATTTGAGTTTAAAGATCAATGGGTTATTTTAGATATGGAAGAGCTGAATGAATACGTAAAGAATAGCGAAAGTAAAGATTTTGAGTTAGGGGAAATTATACCTAAACTTGATTGGAATATGCTTATAATAAAATGAAATTATTTTATAAAGAAGATAAAGATTTTTTATCACCAGAAGATAAACATACTTTAGATGAAATTACTCTACATGGATTCTTTCCTTTTTATTTACAAAAAAATACTATTGGAAAAGATAACAAACATTTTTTAAGTCACATTATTGTAGGCAGAATAGAACAAAGAAAGAAAAATGATAAAGGTATTAACTCTAAATATGCAGATTTTTTTATAAAAATATTAAATCAATTTTGTAATAAAAATAAAATTAAATATAAAAACATATTAAGATATTCTCTTAATGTAGCTTTTTATGATGGAGCAGATAAATCTGGAACACATGTTGATCATGACTTTCCACACAAACAATTGATTATTTATCTAAATGATCCTATGGATATAAATTCACATACAGTTCTTTTAAATAAAAAAGAAGATAAGATTATAAAAAGAATTACTCCTGAAAAATTTAAAGGAGTTTGTTTTAACCAGTGTCCTCATTATATGGTTTACCCTAAAAGAGGTCACAGAATAATTGCAATAGCAACGTTTAATTAATATGAAGATAACTATTTTAGGAAGAGGAAACGCTGGATGTATTTCTGCAATGCATTTTGCTCATTTTAAAAAACAATTAAATACAAAAATAGATATAGAACTTATCTATGACTCTAGTATTCCTCCAGTACCTACTGGTCAAGGAACTACGTTAAGTTTTCCAGAAAGATTGTTTGAAAATTTTGGAGCAAGTTACTTAACTAATTTTCCCTATACAATTAAAACAGGTATTATGTATGAAAACTTTGGTAAGAAAAATAAAAAAATTTATCACAATTTTCCTTTAGGAACTTATGCTTTACACTTTGAACCTAAACAATTTCAAGACTATGTGTGTAACAATTTAAAAATTAATTTTAAAGAAACAGATGAAAACAT